CACCATCTTGGAACTCGCTAAACTGGAAAAGATAGTATCAACCTATTATCAAGGGTTGCCAGCATTACGGGAAAAGATGAACTGGGGTGTGAATATGTTGCACGGGAACTTAAACCAATGTGTTGCTCGAACTGGGCGATTGTCATCAACCAAGCCAAACTTACAGAACATTAGTGGCGATATGAAGGGTGTATTCGGGAGTAGATATGCTGTATGAACGGAATGGTTGGAGGAAACACGACGGCTCACCTGATTGCTACGAGCCACCTGATAGCTTGATTGAAGTGGAAACTTACAGCTCACAGGGGAATTATGTTGTTAAGGCAATCCAGCTAGATTGGCAATATGTTAAATTTTACAGGGTGATAGATGATGAATAAATTATTATTAGGTTTAGTATTACTTGGGGTTTCAGTAACAGCTTATGCAGCTTGCACAACTCACACTATAATGACGAATGGGCAAACTACGATATGCACCACTTGTTGCGATAGTCTTGGCAACTGCACTACTAATTGTTTTTAAGGGGAAATGTCATGCCGTGTAATAATAATTGTAATCAAGGACGCAATTGTGATTGTTCAAAAGACAGAAATATAGATAGAGCCACAGTAGTGGTGGTTACTCTTATGTTCATTGCTTTTGTTTCTATGGGATACGGTATATGGAAGCTTTTTAATGGAAACGCAGGGCAAGAGTGCGCTGTTACTTTGCAATTCCAAGATGGGGTTAAGGCAACCTACATTGGTAAGAGTATTTGATATATCACTTTTTTGCATTTAATTAAGGAAATAGCATGAACATAAAATTTGAGATTGATGATAATAATCTAGTATATGAAGTCTTAGATGGATTGTTTCTTAGCTTGCTTAAGAACCATCTTAAACTAGACCAAGAGATACTGGATGAAAGTGATATTAGTTTTATGCACATAGATGATATAATGCAGTTACAAGCAAATATTTCTGCTTACAAACATTTGATTAGATATTATAGCAATCCAAGTGAGGTGGATGATGACACAAGCGGAACTTGATGAACTCACCTACTTGCTAATCTTAGCCAAGATGAAGGAAAATGCTAAACAATTAGGAATACCATTGTGATAGAATGGCACGAGTTTTACTTACCCCCGATTAACTTATATAACAGACCAAGGAATTATATGGACAGAGAGAACGAATCAGGAATGGAACAAGAGGAAGAAATGTATGTGGAATTCACAATGATTGAGATAAATGAGTTCATTCGTATGTATGGTGCGGAATTCTTCTTGTCAAAACTGAAGTATCCAAATTTAATGGCAATCATCAGAGAGCTAGGATAATGCTGTTACAGGCGGATGCGTCCGCACTTGAGATTAGGGTGGCGGCTTACCTTAGCCAAGATGAAGTTTTAATAAATGAAATTATAAACGGTGTGGACTTGCATACCGATAACCAAGAGAAGTTTGGGCTACCATCTCGTTTGATAGCCAAGATTTTAAACTTTAGGATATTGTATGGGGGCAATGAGTTCTCGTTTGCTAATGACCCCGACTTTACATCTATAAGTAAGAGTAAGGCATATTGGAAGGATGTGGTGGATGCCTACTACGACAAGTATCGAGGCATAGGGGCATGGCACACCAAGATTATCCGTGAGGTGGTTGAGACCAATAAACTCGTTGCACCTACTGGCAGGGAATACTACTTTCAGAAGTTCGGTGGGCAGTATAAGGACACACAGATTAAGAATTATGCTGTTCAGGGCACGGGTGCTGACCTCATGGCTCTAGCAAGGGTTAGTGCTCATAACCGATTGAAAAAGCTAGGATATGGTGACAAATGTTTGTTAGTAAACACGGTTCACGATTCGATAATCCTTGACTTTGACGACAAATTGTGCGATACTAAGGAATTAGTGTCAATGTTTCACAGCGTGTTTCACGACCTACCAGCTAATTTTGAAAAGATGTTTGGTGTGAAATTTAATGTCCCAATGGCGGCTGAATGTCAAAAGGGTTTGAATTGGGCAGATATGGAGGTTGTATAATGGAAATTGAGATATTAGATATAGCAAAGACTGACAAAGAGGATAAGTTTGGTAAACCGACACGCACTCTAGCGGTAAATTACATCTCCGAAGGTGTAACTCGCACACAGAACATAGTTCCCTTTGCTAACCCCAAGGTGTTTGCTGTGCTAGACGATGCCTCTGTGGGAGATAAGTTTGATGTAACCATCACCAAGAATGGTAAGTATGATAACTGGTCTGCAATTGGTCCAGTTGGGTCGTTTAAACAGGCTACACCAACGACAAAGGTAATTGGTAGTAACTACGAGACAGCAGAGGAACGGGCGATTAAACAACGATACATCGTGAGACAATCATCCATTGCTAATGCTGTTGCCCTATCCCCTAAAGCGACGGTAGGCGACATCATTGCCATTGCTAAGCAATTTGAGGAGTATGTATTTGAGCCAGCAGAAACCTTATAATTGGATTAGGATGTTAGAAGTTATTACTTGTATTTGTATTATTCTCAACACATTTAGACATTGGAGTTAAGTATGACAAAATTAAAAGCATCGATTATGTGGGCAAACCTAAACCATGTAAATGAAATGTCAGGTAAATACCAAGTGGATTTATCAAACCTATCAACAAAAGCAGTAGAAGAATTAGCCAAAGAAGGAATTGAAGCCCGTGAATCAACCAAAGCAGAAGACGAGCGTGGTGTGTATATTACTTGTAAATCGACTTACCCAATCCCAGCCTATTACGAAGACGGTTCGGAAGTACCGAGCAATATCAAAATTGGTAATGGTTCACTAGCTGTTGCAACCGTAAAACCTTTTGCATGGGAATTCAAGGGTAAGAAGGGTGTTAGTGCTACCATCTCTCGCCTGACAATCACTAAACTTTTAGAGTATGGTGCAGAAGAAGACGCTGACATCGACTTAGCTGGTGCCGTGTGATAGAGTATGTGCTTTGTTATAGCACAGCCTTTTTCTTAGGTATGTTGGTAGGGGTTGGGTGTTGTATTTTTTTACACGAGGTTATTTATGATAGCTCTAATTGATATGGATTTGGTGGTTTATAGATGCGCTGCTAGTTCAGAGAACGAAGACCTGTCTATTGCCACCCATCGTGTAGAGGAACTCCTAGACACAATCCTTACCAAGGTGCAAACAACCGAATATAGAGCCTTTCTAACTGGGGCAACAAACTTCCGCAAAGAGGTTTATCCTGAATATAAGGCTAATCGCACACAACCAAAACCAAAGTGGTTACAAGAGTGTCGTGAGTATGCAATGAAAAATTTATGGGCTGAACTTGCCCCTGATAATCTTGAGGCTGACGATGCTCTTGCAATCCACCAAACTGCTGACACCATTATCTGCTCATTGGACAAAGACCTTTTGCAAATAGAAGGTAGGCACTTTCAATGGGAAATACAGGGTGGTCCTGAAGCAAAGCGGTGGAGTAAACCTGATACATTCATCACACAGACAGCGTTAGAGGGCAATCGCTTGTTCTACGAGCAATGCTTGAAGGGAGATACATCTGATAATGTGAAGGGTGTAAAGGGATTAGGGGAAGCCAAGGCTCGTAAACTCCTTGCTGGAATTGATAATGAGAGGGCTATGTTGGATGTATGCCTTTCACAATACGCCAGCGAGGAGGAGTTCTTGATGAACGCACAATGCCTGTATATTCTTAGGTCTTTGGATGATAGCTATATTTCACGATATGAGAGGTTAATAAATGGGATTTGATGATAGGGATATCCAATTTATAATTAGAATGATTTATTATTTATTAGGTATATTTGTTGGATATTTATTATGGGGATTCTAAATGAAATTTGAAGTGAATGTTGTTAGTAAGCAGGTAATTGACTTATCTGAGGAAGACTGCGAGAACATATTAATTAAAACCTTGCAGAATGATTGGTATGCAATATTTCAGGGTATGGATGAACAAGATGGTGAGGCAATTCAGAGAGTTTATAATATATATTCAGGTAAAAATCTTGTCTAGCTGGACAGAAGGTAGATTACGAACCTTTATCACTTCCACTCTACGAGGTGGGTTTAGAAAATATCCCCCCAAGTACGAAACTCTAAAAGCGGCATCTGTTGGTAAAAAGATAAATGCCAAAACAAATAGAATGGCTGAACACTTCACTTGTAATATGTGCAAAGGTGAATTCCCAGCTAAAGAAGTGCAGGTTGACCATGTAGAACCCGTTGTTTGTCCGTTTACTGGGTTTGTTGATTGGAATACATTTATAAATCGGTTGTTTTGCGATGGGGGGAATTTGCAGGTGTTATGTTCCCCTTGCCATGATATAAAAACTGCTGAAGAAAGGATAGAGCGCAATGGCAACAAAAAATGATGTTACTGGCGATGCTATAATTAGTGGTAAAGGTAGTAAGAAAAAGTTTGATGATGGTATGAAACTCATTAAGCCAAGTTGCCTTCCTGATTGTAAATATCTTATTGACACACTTACTAAATGCAGGGTTTGTGATTTCCGTGACGAATCCCTTGTGCCAAAGAAAGGAAAGAAATGAAGATAAGTTTAAACGACCTCCCCGAACACCACCCCTACAGAAATATTAAACTTAAGGATTTAGAGGTGTTTTATCGTAAGGAGGGCACTAAGGCTTGGCAAGAGGTATTCTCCACTTATAACATTGCAAAAAATACATACAATGAGTTAGGTGAAGTGTGGAAGAATGGACAGGAGTGGGCTGTGGATAGTGATTCATCTTTGTGTCAGATATGTGGTAAGGAATTAAGTAAGGTATCAGAATGTGCTTGGACATCTTGCCCTAAAGACGCTTGGGACGAGGCTAGAATTGATAATATAGGTCAGAACGGCAACGAGGGTTTACATTATGAGTAAACGGATAATGGTGATACCTGACACCCAAGTCAGACCAAATGATGATTTAGGATACCTAGAACGCATCGGGAAATATGCTGTTGATATGCTTCCTGACATCATTGTGATGTTGGGCGATTTCGCAGATATGCCCTCTTTGTCGAGCCATGATAAGGCAGGTAGCAAGAGTATGGAGGGGCAACGCTACAAAGCTGACATCAAGATTGTGCGAGAGGCGATGGATAAACTCCTGACACCTATCCGAGAGGAGCAACAACGGAGAATAGATAACCATAAACCCCGTTGGAATCCTCGAATGGTTATGCTGTATGGGAATCACGAGAATCGCATAAATAGGGCAATTGACAACGACCCTAAACTTGACGGGTTAATCTCTTTGGAGGATTTAGGATATGAAGAAGCTGGCTGGGAAACTGTACCATTTTTGCAACCTATCATTATTGAAGGTATTGCTTTCTGTCACTACTTTGTTGCTGGTGTTATGGGTCGCCCTTGTGGGACTGCCCGTGCTTTGCTTGCTAAGCATCATCAGAGCTGCATCGCAGGGCATCAGCAAGGCAGAGACATCGCATACGGATTAAGGGCTGATGGGTCAGAGGTTATGGCTCTTATTACGGGTAGTTGTTATGAGCACGAGGAGCATTACTTAAATCACCAAACCAACCGACACTTCAGGGGTTTATATATGTTGTTTGATGTGAAGGATGGGATGTTTGATGAGTGCCCAATTAGTTTACGATATTTAAGGAAAAGGTATGCAAAGCATTAAAAAACATTCTATACCTTATTTATGGACTTTGTATAATAATAATAAACAAATATTAGACAGATTAAAGCGTAGCGAAAATGATTA